GCTTCGGTGCCAAAGATGGCTCGTCAAGTTTTACACTATGAATCTGACCTTGTAGTTGTCCAACAGAACTTTGCTGAACAGGCTTAACACCAGAATTTTCTAAGGTTCTTATAATGGGATTATTGGAGGTTGAAGCTGCGTTGCTTCTTTGCCGCTCTATAGCTTCTATTAATTTATTCGCCATATTATCTCCCGTTATTTGAGGCCAAATCGCTCGTTCATCTTATTGCCGCTCAAAATGCTGTAATTAACCCTATCGGATACACCTAAAAGTTCTCTCTTTCTCGCATCATCATCAGCAGAACCGGCAATGGTGTCCGTTATGTCTTTATATGAGTAGCCCATACCATAAGCTTCGATAATATCATTTTCCGTAACATTGTACGGCTCACCACCATCTCCTCCATCAGGGCCTCCATCAGGGCCCGGGCCATAATAATGGCCACCAGTTGAGCCATACCCTGCAGGATAAACGCCGGTCATCTTCTTGTACTGAGCTGCGTTTATCTGGCCAGTTCTATAAGCAAGGTCGGGGTTACTTGCGACCCAAGCAGAAGCCATCTTGTCAGCGGTTTCCTGACCGTACAGTTTAGCATACATAGAGAAGTCACCGTACTGAGCAAGGAGCTGAGCTCGATTCATGTCTCTGCTGTACTGGTTATTGTACTCTTGCAAAAGCGCTCCAGCCCGCTTGTAGTCGTTTTCTGCGGCAGCAGCGGCTATAGCGCTCTGGTACTGAGCCTTGAGGTCGGTAATGCCTCGCTCTGCCTCGGTCAGCGCATCGCTCTCGGCGGTACGGAGCTGTCCAAAGTCTCTCAGATACTCATTGTTCTGAGCCAGACGAGCCTGAGAAGCTGTGCCGGTGTTGATACCATTGGCCAGAGCTTGCTGATTGTAGTTTCTGCGGTTTCGCTCAAACTGCACAGCAAGGTCATTGGCGCTCTGCTGATACTGCGGAGCAATCTTGTCCTTTGCCGCCTGAGCATTGCTCAGGTTCTGATTGTAAGCAGATTCGAGCTGAGACATCTGTGCCTGTTTTTGAGCGTCATACATCGCATTTATCTGCTCGGTCTGCGGTGTACTCGCTGTATTGGTTTTCTTTACAAGTTCTTCGGTAGTAGTTGCCATATTACCTCCTATGCTATTCTAAGCCAAATGTACATGGCGTAATAGGGCGGCATATTATTGTGGGCTTCCCCGCCGCCAAAGCTGTGCTTGAGTATTCTATATGCCTGATTCGAACCACCTGAGCCGAAGTTGGCAGCCGTGTTACTCGTAGTGCCGCCGCTTGAAAACGAGCCGCTGGCATTCACAAACGGAGCGCCTGTTGACCACGCTCGGAAATTGACGGAACCGCTGACTTCGGGAAGTTCATCTTCTGTAAGAGTATGTGTAGCTTCGCCGCCTGTAGACCCCACGGGGTACTCATCGCTTGCACCGACAATGGAACGGCCTTCCACCTTCAGCCATTCGCCATAGCCAAGAAGCTCAGCCGGGTCGCCTTCCCGGGTGGTAATAAAGCAGTCGCCAACAGCGTACTTTTCTTCATTGCCGCCAGAGGAAAGGCCATCCAGCTTGTTTTTGTATTCATTCGTGAAGTCATTGGTGGAAAGTCCCTTGCCTTTTTCAGCCGGGACAAACATCTTCTTGAAGGTCTGAATCAGATACAAAACCATAGGGTCGGTTATGTCCATATCAGATTACCTCGCTCCAACCGTAGACACCGGGTTCCCAAGTGTTATAGTCAATGTCAGATATCCAAGTCTTGCCGTTATGAGTAACCTTGTCGCCCTTCTTATAAGGGTTGGTGCTTTCGGGCTGCTCCCAAGGATATATTTTCTCTTCGTCCGGGATAAGAACCTTAGCCCAAACGCTTGGGGCATCTACAGGGTTCCAAGTCTCTTGAGCCGTGTGTTCGGTAAGGCATCTGTACAGTATGCCTTTATACTGAACTCTGTCGCCAACGGAATAAGAAGCAGTACCGTTCCAGTGTGGGAAAAGTTCTACGCCCTGAAGAGCATCCGCATCATCAAGACCAGTCTGAGCAGCCTTTTCTATCAAAGGTCTGAGCTGAACAGCTCTTTCATAATAGGTCATTCTGTACCTCCAAGAAGCACCGCAAGTGCTGATTCCATGTCTGCCACCTTTTCGGAGATGGAGTAAACTCGCTCTCCCTCGTGGTAGAAGTGTTCCCCGTCATAGGTGTCCCCGATTTCAACATCGAGGTCATCTATCGCTACGGCGATACGAGCGTCGGTATTGAACTCGTTTTCCCGATAGATATTGCCCCATATAACGTTCGTTACAGTCATTGAGGCTCTGTCTATTAGAGCTATGTTAGTTGCATAATTGCTTAACATGATATTGCCTCCGTTATCTTGCGTTTCGAATTATCAGAATGCCAGAGCCGCCTTTTCCACGAACACCAGTATTACCACCGGCGCCACCGCCGCCAGAGCCGCTATTTGTTCCGCCAGCAGTGCCGTTTTCGCCATAAGCGCCACCGTCGCCGCCGTCGGTTGCGCCACCTTTTGCGGCTGTGCCATAAGACGAGGTAGCGGGAACGCCACCGGCGCCACCGCCGCCAGATGCAGAGAATCTATATCCCGCACCAAGCGCATGTGAAAAAGAAGACTCCCCAAATGCATACTCGCCATTTTTGCCGGCAGTGGCGGTTCCTTCGTATTCCCCTGCGCCGCCTTCTTTGCCGCCAGAAGAGCTGGTGCCGCCAGCGGCTGTTTTACCAAACGCATTGGTAGCGCCGCCCGACGCGCCTATTTCAACATCGTAGGTTCCGTTGGCAAGCTCCATATTTTCAACGGTTGTAATTTTGGCACTGTAGCCGCCTTTGCCACCACTATAGTGGTTACCTGTTCCCCACTGGTTGCCGTCAAAGTAGCTGTTTGCGCCACCATTAGCGCCGCCACCGACGAGGAAGACGTCTACGTTGGTAGAAAGATTTCTGAAGGTCAAAGTACCTGAATCGAGAAGGGACAGCACCCAATCCCCTTTTGGGTCACCGGAAAACTCGGCTGTGCCTGAATAGGTGTATGCCATAGGGCCGCCTCCCAAAAGCCCCAGCCGTCTGCTCATCCTCATGCTATATCACCTACCGCATACCACTTCGGAGTCGAAAGTCTCTTGAGAGCGATGACTCCATACTTTTCGCTAATGGTGATAGAAGTCTTTTCGTTGGTGTCCTTAGTCCTTATGTTGAGCACATCCGCGTCAGCGCCCTCGGTGACGATGTTGAGAGTGAGCCCGCCGTTCCACTTACTGATTTCGACTTCAGAGCCAACGGGGAAAAGAGACAGGTCAGCATCTGCGGGAATCGTAACGGTGGTAGTTCCGCTGGATTTTTCAAAGATGAGCATCTTACCCATGTCTTCGGCCGTAAGGGTATATGCAGTTACATTGCTTATAATCTTGACTTTAGAGCTTGCCTGATTTGCGGCAACTTTGCTGTCAGCATCCAGCGTCGCATAAGGTCTATCAAGCTTGCCCGGAGTCACAGACAAATCTGCCATCTTAGAGGTTGTAACGGCGGCATCTTTAAGCTTTTCTGTGGCTACTGCGCTATTACCCATCTGAGTTACGCCAACAGCGCCTTCTGCTATCTTCTCCTTGGTCACGGCAGCATCCGCTATTTTATTGACGCTGACAGACTTCTCGGCTATCTTGGCTTCTGTAACCGCTTTGTCTGCAAGCTTGTTAGTTGCTACTGCAAGGTTAGCTATTGCGTTGGTTACGACAGCAGATGCCGCAAGCTTGGAAGCAGTGATAGCATTGTCGGAGATTTTGTCTGAGCCTATCTGAGCATCCCCGGCTACACCTTCCGCAGCCGCGGCTATAGCAGCTTCAAGTGCGGGGAGCAGAACGGAGTTGAGGTAAGCCTTGATGTCTTCGCCGGCAGCGTCGAATCTGGCTTTCAGGTCGGCAGCAGAAAGGTTACTGCCGGTAGTGTCATTTGGCTGGTCTGCCAGCTTGGAAATATAAGATATGTCTTTTTCGAGTGTAGGAAGTGCCATATATCCTCCTATTTTGCATAGCCGGTAAAACGAACTCTCATGTCTGCCGAAAGTATGGTGGCAGTTGTGGTCGGAGATTTCGTTTCAAACACCAGCTTGTAGAATACGAATTTCTTTGCTTTTATCTTCAACCGCTTCATGAACGGCTTTCTGTTAGTTCTAAAACTCCATGCGGAGAAGTCAGCGGCTTCAAAGGATGAAAGAGAAGAAGCTACTACTTTTTCTGCATAAGAACTTTTCTTATCGGTCATTACCGTGACCGTGATTTCTGCTCGGTCTTCAGGCTCAATGCCTATCCAAATCTGGGCGGAATATTTACGCATGTAGTCCTGACCGAAGCTCATGGAGCCCGACTCCCAATATGCGTCTATGGCCTCGCCGTTGTCGTTGTAGTAGCCATAGGACAGATGGTTTATCTTGCCATCAGAGGTTCCGAAGTACAGCTCACCGTGGAGATTGGCCATGCACTGGACATCGAAGTTGTCGTAGGTGTACCAAGCGTCTGCCGCGTAGTTATACACAAGAGCTTTCTTGTTGTAGCAGACATAGTATTCCTGAGCATGGTTGTCATCCCAGCACTTACACTGCTCAAAGTCGAAGTCTCGCAGAGTGGCGAAAATCCTGTCAGAGATTCTCTTTGCCTGACGCTCGTCTCTGGAGAGATTGGAGCTATAAGAGCTGGTATTTCGCCATTCGTATATGTCATTGCCATGCAAAGAGTAGGGAGCGTTCAGAACCAAGCGAACCTGACCGAGAGCATGGTTGCCTATGATTTTGTTGGTGGGAGTTACATAGAACGAGGGAGTAAGAGTGCTATCCGCCAGAGTAACTATGCCGTAGTTAATAGACCACGCGCTGTCTGTCTTGAAGCAGATGAGGGCGCCGTATTGACGAATCATCGCAGTAATGGGGGTATTGGAGTCGCCCACTCTGACTTCGTTCATGTCGGGGAAGTAGTCCGCTCTCGGCATACCGTCATAGTCCATGCCGGAGTAAAGAGCTTCGTTGGAGCCGTCGCCGTAGATAAATATCCGGGTGTCGGTACTTCCCGAATAAAGCTCGGAATATCTCATGCCGAGAACTTCGCTTCGGAAGGTCTCCGCCATAGTCCAGCCTATCTCATGGGAGTTAACAGACCTCGGCAGAGCCTCTGCGAAGGTTACAGTCCCCGCATCAAGGTCGAAGCTGTACGCATCCGCGGCAAGGTCTTCACCGGTGGCCAGATTCTTTACATAGTCAATGCTCTGTACATTGGTCTCGGGGAGGGTGAAGGTAAGCCCTTCGCCGTCGGGAGAAATCCATGCCCTTCTTTCACCGCAAAGCTTATTGACCTGTTCCAAGGTCTCTCGGCTTGTATTGTCGGGAGCAATGGCTATGTTTACGAGAGGACGGTAGCCGTGGACATCAGAAAGAGTCTCTCCGTCCCACTGCTTGTATTCGCTGCCGTTGAGCATGTAGACGATATCCGAGAATCCGAAGAAGTGAACTTCGTTATCGGTATTGATAGCGCCAAGCTCTTCAGTAACGAAACCATCGGTGGCTTGGTCGTATACCTTCCAGAGCTTACCGTCACAGGCGGCAAGCATTACTTCAACGCCTTTGACAAAACCCGTCCACATACCTCGCACCGGCTTGCCGCTATCGGCAAAATTAACCACGGAAAGTGTGCCGGGTCGGCGCTGAAGATTGCCGTCACGGGTTATCTTGAAGTTTCGCATCTCTGCGGCTTCGCCCATCTTGAGCTTGGTGTCGCCGTCAGGGTTCTGATGCAGACCGTACCAAGCCTTTATCTGGAATATTTTTTCGTTTGTTGCGCCGGTTATCTGCGCCATGTGCTCACATCCTTCTTATCGCCAGTAGCCATATTCGCAATGCTCAAAGCTGCCATAGACATCTACGATATCCTCGCTGCCAGAGCACATACCTCTGGAGAGCATCGCCTTCAGCTCCTCGTATCTCTGCAAGCATGTAGAGGCCACGGCTGGGTTTTCGTCCATCAGCAAGTGAGCTGCAAGACCGTATGGCAGAACTGTGCGGCATATATAGTCGTCGAGCGAGACGATATCTTCCTCGAAGGAAACAACCGGCAGCGCGATAGAGCGCTTGCCCTCAGTGGGCGGCACATAGGTGTCTGAGTAGAAGTACAGTTCACCCATGAGAATGTTGATTATCTCCAAGCTCCTGTGCTTGTACTCAGCGGTGTCCGAAGTGTTGGCGGAGCCGTTCTCGTTCAGCTCGTCAATGAGAGCCATAGTAAGGTCGAACACGCCTTGAGAATTAGTTGCCATTCAATCCTCCTGTTAGGGAAAAGGGCGGAGCTTAGCCCCGCCCTATGGTTTTATTAAGCCTGCTTCCTGAAGGTGTAGCCGTCGCCGCCGAGAAGGTTGTTGACAGCAGCTTCGGTGCCAGTCCAGCAAGCGTAGATGGTTTCCCTGCGAGCTTCGTTTACGAAGCAGTCGTGGTACTCGTGGTACTGAACTGCGGTGCCGTCGAAGTCGGGGTGGTCGGTGATGACACGAGAGGTCTTCACCTTTACAGGTGCCCATGCGCTGCCCTTGGTGACAATCAGGAACGCACAGGTTTCGGGCAGATAGTCATCGGGAACGATGTTGAGCTGGAAGCCGCCGAGCTTGCTGAGAACGCCGTTTACGATGGGCTTTTCAGCAATCTTATCAACTGCGATGACTTGGTCAGCCAGCTTCATTTCTATAGCTGCGGTCTCACCGATGTACAGAACCTGCTTGCCGATGGGAGCATAGTGATTGCGAAGCTCGGCTCTTGCCTTCATAAGAGTTTCGAGAATCTTAGAGCGGCCAAGGTCTGCTGCATTGGTTGCAGAGAACTTATTCAGGCCTGCGCCGAGAGCCAGCTTCTGGAGGCGGAACTTGTCGCGGTAGGGTACAACGATTTCCTTGTCCTGACGGCTGATGATAGAACTTGCGGTCTTGATGTTCATCTGGTCAGAAGTGGTGCTCTTTTCGAAGCCGATGTTGTACTTGATTTCATCGTTCATGGTGTAGACAGCCTTGGTGTCACCAAGCTCGATAATCTTGCCGAAGCGCTTACCGATGGTGCCGGCCTCACCGTCAGTCAGGGTTCTGTCGTATGCCTTGAGGG